TAAACACCGTAAAGGTGCGGGTGTAGAAATGCGAGCAGACGGTTCAGTAGTTATTTCTGCAGTCAATAATAAAGTAGAAGTGACTGGTGGAGACCAAACTCTGATTGTCGAAGGTCATGGTAGTTTAGTATATAAAGGTAATTTAAATCTAACCGTGACTGGAGACTACAATGTTGATGTCGGGGGTAATTATAATGTGCAAGTTGGGGGTAATCACATAGAAGGTATCTCAGAGAACCATAGAACCTTTGTGACCAAGAATTCTGAATATGTGACCAAAGGTAGTAAGTCAACGAAAACTATCGGAGAACACACCGATATTATGTTATCAAACAATAATCAATATGTCAAGGGTAATCAAAAGAACTGGATAGAAGGAGATAATGAGATTGCAGTAGAGAAAGATATGTTTGTATCTGCAAAATCTTCTCTCGCAATGACGAGTGAAGTATTCAACGCAACGGGTATTAAACAAGTATCTATCTTTGGACTGAAAGGTTCAATAGGTGGTAAGAATGTAAACTTTACTGGAGATGTCTTCATGGGTAATGCGGGTGCGAAACCGTTTACCAGTGGTGCATCATTCTATGGTTCTTTCCACGGACAAGCAACTGAGTCTATCTTTGGATTGTTTGCATATAAATCTGAACGTGCTAAGTTTGCAGAAGTATCTGATTTAACACACTCACAATCGTATGCAGAGGCCGCTACATCTGGTAGTACACTTGGACATACTGGTGGTGCTCCAAATATTGCAATAGACCAAGAAACGAATAAACCATTAGGCCCACCACCGATACCAGATATTGTTGCGGCTTATGGAACAGTCGGAGAATTTGCAATACGTGATATATCAATTGATAACGAAGATAAACTTAAGAACGCACTTGACTTTAGTGATGACTATCTAGGGTTTTTTGATAGACACCCAACAACTCAGGAGATTAGGTCAAAACTTAGAACAGAAAGTAAAAGAGATGAACTTCTGGGACAAATGGTTGCAGAAGGTAGAGTAAGTAAAACATCATTTAGAACAAAACCAAAACGTATTGGTAGAGTCAGTGGTAAAGAACCAACATCTAGATTTGGTTATACTGCGATAGGTAATGCAATGGAGAATAGGGGTAAAAGATTTACTCCGAAGAAACGATGAGTATATTAGTAGTAGACCCAGTATATAATCCTAATTTAGTTGCAACGATTACATCTGCAACAAAGTTAGGGCCTGGTATAACCATTGCAAAGTTTCTTGGTGCATATGGAGATAGAACATCTTTTAATCATATTGGTACTAAAAAAGAAAGAGAAGCGATTGCAAGACAACTATATCTACAAGCAGAAATGATGCGTATGATAAATGGTAATATAGATTTATTCAACAAAGTAAGATTGATAGTAAGTGAAGGTATCTATCGTGCAGGCCCAAATGAAACTCTATCTGGAGATACTCTTGCAAAGAGTAAAGGAGAGTTAGTATACTATCAAGTGATTGGTAATGACGGTATTGTTGATTTGGAAACAACATTTGATATTGCAGAATACTGGAAAGACTATGCGGACTATGGTGAGATAAGATTAGACTACGACTCTTATAATCCAGACAATACTCTTACTGCACAGATTGGAGTCCATATGCCTACTGTCGGAGAAGACTTTAATGTAAACTTTACCAGAATGATTAAGACTTTCTTTAATGGTCAACTACAATCTGACGGTGAGTTTGTTGAAATACTAGAATACTTTGATAGAAACGATAGAAGAGTATCAAGAAACTTATCCAGTAAGATTACCTACGATACGTCTGGTCAAAGTTCACATGGAAGAACCTTACAGAACCAACCACGAAACTTAGAAAAACAATTAGAAGCAGAAGAGACTATTGACAATCTTGCGGATACTCGTCCAGTAGGAAGTGGTCACGAGTTAACTAAAGTTCCAGAAAACTTAGAGATAGTACAACAAGCAGTACAAAATGTAGAAAAAGATACAAAACAAGTTTTATCTGGAGAAAGACCATTAATCGACATGGATACTGGTTTACCCGTTGACCCTAATACAAAAAGAGGTCAAGAACTGATTGAAGCAAATAAGAAGTTGGAAAATTCTTTAAAAGAAAGTACAAGAAGAAATCTCGCAGCTGCTCAAAGACAAGAAGAGATAAGAAGAGCTGGTTTAACACAAGAACAAAGAGATGAAGAAGATAGGATAGCATCTTTTATGAATTTTAGTAATGATTATGGATATACTGACTCAGATTTTTAACAATAAAATAATCAAACGAGTATAAATAGATACATGGGAAACGCATACGCAAAGGAAGACCAAGGAGATTTAAATGTTTTTAATATCTCTACCAGTCGTTCGTCTAATTATAAAGACATTGACTTAACTTTTAAAGCAAAAGGAACAAGTGGTGATATATTTAAGAAAGAGAATGCGGCCGCAGTAAAACAATCAATCAAAACTCTACTTTTAACAAATAGATTAGAGAAACCTTTTAATACTGACTTCGGTGGAGATATTCAAGGTAGATTGTTTGGACTTGCAATTGATAATACTGCGAGTGAAATAAAAGACCAAGTATTATATACCATTGAGAAGTACGAACCCCGTGCAGAAGTATTAGACTTGATTGTCACACTTGACCCAGACAGAAATTCACTACATGTAAATGTAGAGTTTAAAGTAATAAATACGGGAGTTATAGTAGAATTTTCTACAGTAATCGAAAGGGTAAGATAACATGGGAACAACAACAATTAAATCAACCGCATTAGATTTTCAATCTATTAAAAGTAATTTAAAAACATTTCTTGCACAACAAGATGAATTTTCGGACTATAACTTTGAAGCATCTGGTCTTTCTAACATACTAGATGTTCTTGCGTACAACACACATTACAATGGACTAATTGCTAACTTTGCATTGAATGAGTCTTATCTTGGAAGTGCTCAGTTAAGAAGTTCTATTGTTTCACTTGCAGAAGGTATTGGTTATATACCAGACTCAATGAACTCTTCTCAAGGAGTTATTAATATGTCAATCAGTCTTGCGGGGGTTTCTGGTAGACCAAATAAAGTCACAATTGCAAGTGGATATAAATTTAATGCAACTGTAGATGACATCTCATATGTATTCCAGACTCAAGAAGAAATATCTGCAACCGATGACGGTTCTGGTGGATATAAGTTTCAAACTGCAGACGGTAGTGAAAACATTAAAGTATTTGAAGGAACTGCAAAAACTAAAACATTTTTAATTACTGGTCAAACCGAAAACTTTGCATACATTATTCCAGATGAAAATATGGATATTGATACTGCAGTTGTTAAGAACTTTGAGACTGCAAGTGGAGTAAACTTTTCAACCTTTACTGATTTAAGAAAGGCAACTAGTTTATCAGAACTATCAAGAATTTATATACTTAAAGAAAGTCCTAACGGAAACTTTGAACTTAGTTTTGGAAACAAGACTACTTTAGGTATATCACCAGTTGCGGGAAATAAGGTCACAGTTGACTATCTATCAGTAAAAGGTGCAGATGCTAATGGTGCAAAGATATTCGCACCACAAAGTCAAGTACAAGTAAATGGTGTTGGATACACCGCATCGGTCACAACAGTATCTAATTCTGCGGGTGGTGCTCCAAAAGAAACTGTAGAGTCTATCAGAACTACTGCACCGTTTCAGTATGCAACTCAAAACAGAGCTGTGACTGCAGAAGATTATGCAACCCTAACACAAAGAAACTTTAGTTCTTTACTAAAAGATATTACATCTTTTGGTGGAGAAGATGCACTTGAACCAGAATTTGGTGTAGTATTCTTATCACTATTATTTACTGACGCAATTGAAAACGATACCTTGACTGGCCCAACAACAAAACAAGAAACCAAAGACGCAATTGTAAATTTACTCAAAGATTTATCTGTTGCATCTTTTGATATTAAGTTTATTGACCCAGTTAAGACTTTTATTGAAACTACTACATTTTTTCAATTCAACCCTAATTTAACCAGTTTAACTGAAAACTCAATTAAGTCATCAATATCAAATGTAATTTCAAAATACTTTACTGACAACACTGGTAAATTTAAACAATCATTTAGAAGGTCTAACGTACTTACTTTGGTTGATGAAGTAAGTCCCGCAGTATTATCTTCTCGAATGAGTGTAAAAGTACAACAAAGATTTACTCCGACTCTTACTGCAGTAGAAAATCATAGTTTAAAATATCCAACTACAATTGCAACTGCAGATGATGTAAATAGAATTATAGAGTCTTCTGCGTTTACTTTTAATAATAATAGTTGTATTTTAAGAAACCGTTTAGGTTCTACAACAATTGAAGTATTTTCAAACACAACACAATCGGTGATTGTAGATAATGTTGGTTCTTTTAGTGGAGATACCGTGACTCTAACTGGATTACAAGTAGACTCAATTAACTCAGGGGATACTTTTATTAAGTTGAGTGTAGTGCCTGCAAATGAGTCTTTTGTCACACCATTAAGAGAAACCGTTGTCGAATTTGATAGTACAAGGTCAACAACACAAGCAGTTGAAGTAGATACGAGTGTAATAAACTAATATGGGACATAAAGTAGACGATACTCTAAGAGACGATAACCGTAGAGAACTTGCGTTTGCTACGGGTCGTGATGTTGAAAAAGTTTTACCAGAACACTTTAAAAGTGAGTATCCAAAACTTGTCTCGTTTTTAAAAGAATATTTTCACTTTGAAGATAGTGACGGTTCTCCAAGTAAATTAGTAAATGATTTATTTTATGCAAGAGATATCAATCAGGTAGATGAAACTTTACTTCCTTATATAGAGGACGAACTATTATTAGGTCAATCTTATTATGAAGGATTTATTGATAAAAGAACAGCAACAAAGTTTTCTCACAATTTATATAGTAGTAAAGGTACAAGATTTTCAATACAACAATTTTTTAGAATGTTCTACGGTATCGATGTAGAAGTAGACTATCCTAAAAAAGACATTTTTACTATAGGTTCGTCTGAAATAGGTGCGGACTCAATTAAGTTTTTAACCAATAATGGTTTGTATCAAACTTTTTCAGTGCGAATAAAAAGTGAACTATCACAAACTACTTGGGAAAGACCATATAAATTATTTGTTCACCCTGCTGGAATGTTTATTGGTTCAGAAGTAAGATTAGAAAAAATTGGACTTCTTGGTACTTCCGCACCACTTTCTGTCGTAGATGAAACTGCGGGTGAAATTGATGTGGTTGCTTCTAACACTGCAATGTTCAGTCAAGTAAATCAATTCGCACCAGAAGTCACTGGTCTTTTAGATAGTGGTGGTACAACTCTTAGAGTTATTATTGATGATAATCTAATTAATTCACTTGCAACTGTGAGTATCTCAGATGTACAGAAACAATATGCAACAATGAGAGCTGCAGAATTAAGAACAAGTCCTACATTTGATGCGGACTCGAATGGTGCTGGTACTGCAACAACTAACTTTGAAATAGACTTTAGTAATGAATTTACAATAGAAACATTTGACCAAGACAAATTTGAAACTTTTTAGGGATTAGGTTTATAACTTGTATAAATAGGACATAGGAAATAAAACATGGGAAAATCAGTAATCAATAACGGAAGTAGTGCGAATGACGGAACGGGTGATACTCTCCGTGCAGCTGCAACCAAGATAAACAATAACTTTACAGAAATTTATAATCTTTTAGGTGGAAGATACTCTGCGGACACTAATGGTATTTCTTTGTCATTGAATACTAAAATTACTTTTAGTGACTCTGCAACTGGATTAATTAGATTTGAAGGTACAACTGCAGATGCACACGAAACTACTTTACAAGTTGTAGAACCAACTGCAGATAGACAAATAGTATTTCCGAATGCGAGTGGTAATGTTCTACTAGACTCAAGTACTAATACTCTAACAAATAAAACACTTACGAGTCCAGTATTAACAACTCCACAGATAAATGATACCAGTGCAGACCACCAATATGTTGTTGCGGTATCAGAATTA